AAAAATTAGCAAAAATTATTAGATAATTATGAAAATAAATTACGTAAATGCTATAGTAGCATTAACTATTTTAGTTGGATTATATATTATTTATAACATGTTTCAAACTGAACATGCTAAATTACAACATAATTTCAAAACTATAGATAGTTTAAAACAAGAAATACAAAAAGTAGATTCACTCTATAAAATAAAAGATAGTACTATTATTGTATATAAAGATAGTATTATATACATGGAAGACATAATACATGATAAGAAAAATGAACTTACTAAAATTAAATCAAAATATGCTAAAATACACCCTATTGTTGTTAAGTATGATAACACTCAACTTGACAGCTTCTTCTCAAATCGTTACGGATACTAATTACGTCCGTATTCCTACTTCAGTAGCTAGACAAATAGTATTAGATTTAACATATGGGGATGAATGTAAAGAAGAATTAAAAGCAACACAAGATGTTCTTATAGCAACTGAACATTCATCATATATGAAAGATACACTTATTAATAATTTTATAGGTAAAATACAATTATATGATAAGCAGATAAACATGTATAAAGAAACAGAAAAAATACATGAACAGAATTTTAAGATTGTAAATAAAGAAAATAAACAATTAAAACGTAATCTTAAAATGACAGGTATATCAAGTATGATTATAGTAACAGCTCTTATATTAGGAATATTCATAATTAAATAATATAATATCTCGTTAATAATATTGTTAAATTAATCCCAACTATATAGGTTGGGATTTTTTTATATATTTATATACAACATACATATTATGAGCGAACAAGATAAAATAAAGGAAATAATAAAACAGGAATATATTAAATGCGCTACTGATCCTGTACATTTTTTCCGCAAATATTGTTATATATCTCATCCTGTTAGAGGTCGAGTACTATTTCATTTATATCCATTCCAAGAAAACGTTTTAAATGCGTTTAGAGAAAATGATTATAGTATCATAAATAAGTCAAGACAACTTGGAATATCAACTTTATGCGCTGGTTATGCGCTATGGATTATGCTATTCAATAAAGATAAAACTGTACTTTGTATAGCAACTAAACAGGTTACAGCAGCTAATATGGTTGAAAAGGTACAATTTATGTATCAAAATTTACCTAGCTGGTTAAGGGGTACTAAACCTGAATCCAATAATAAATTATCATTAAAATTACCAAATGGCTCGCAAATTATAGCAACCTCAGCTGCTAGTGATGCTGGTCGTTCGTACGCTGTATCTTTATTACTTATAGATGAGGCGGCGTTTATTGAAGGTATTGATAAAATATACACAAGTATTAAACCAACATTAGCTACAGGAGGAGGATGTATAGCATTATCTTCTCCAAATGGTGTTGGTAATTGGTTCCATAAAACATGGGTAGAAGCTGTATTAAAGGGTAATGATTTTGTTCCTATAGAATTAAAATGGAATTTACATCCTGATCGTGATGAAGTATGGGAGGAAAAAGAACGTGCTAATATGTCTGCACGTGAATTTGCTCAAGAATATGACTGTGACTTTTTAGGATCTGGAGCTACATTAGTAGAATCAGAAACATTAGCTTTCTATGAACAAACATATGTTACAGAACCAATAGAAAAACGATTTATAAATGGTGATTATTGGGTATGGAAATATCCTGACTATCGTAGAGATTATATAGTAGTAGCAGACGTAGCTAGAGGTGATGGAGCTGACTATTCTACATTTCATGTTGTTGATACTGAAACTTGTGAGCAAGTAGCAGAATTTAAATCCCATATCCCAACCAGAGAATTTGGACATATGTTAGTTTCAGTAGCATCTGAATATAATAATGCTTTATTAGTAGTAGAAAATGCTAATATTGGATGGGATGTAATTAATACAATCATTGAACGTAACTATCCTAATTTATACTACTCACCTAGAGCATATGGAGATATGAGTATGGATAAGTTTTTAGCTAAAATGGAAAGTGAAAATACTATACCTGGTTTTACTATGTCTTCTAAAACAAGACCACTTGTTATCTCTAAATTAGAGTCGTATATTAGGGAAAAGACGTTTATATTTCATTCAAGGCGTTTACTAGAAGAACTAAAAGTTTTTATTTGGTTAAATGGTAAACCACAAGCACAATCTGGTTATAATGATGATCTAGTAATGGCTTTATCAATGGGTTTATTCGTTAGAGATACAGCACTTAAATTTTCTATGCATGGAAAAGATATGAATAGAGCTGTATTAGACGGATTTACAAGAACAGGATATTCTTCTATGTATCCTACATTTGGTATGGGTGGACCTAATGGCCCTCAAAATCCATATCTAATTGATGTAAATGGACAACGTGAAGACATTACGTGGCTTCTTGGATAAGATATAAATATTTATTATATTTATTAATATATAAAACAAAAATATGGCAGAAAACGCTAATAATAACCCGGGTTTATTTACACGTTTAAGTCGATTATTTTCAACAGACGTTATTATCAGAAACGTTGGGGGTAAGCAACTTAAAGTATATGATGTAGATAAAATACAAGGGTATGGTAATGTAAAAACAAATGCTTTAATAGATAGGTTTACAAAATTACATCGATATGGGGCTAATATGCCTTATAACCCAACGATGAATTACCAAACACTTCGTATTCAGTTATATACTGACTATGAAGCAATGGACACTGAATCTATCATTGCTTCTGCTTTAGATATTATAGCAGATGAAGCTACTTTAAAAAATGAATCAAAAGAAGTAATACAAATACGTTCATCTGACGAAAATATTCAACGTATTCTTTATAATTTATTTTACGATATTTTAAATGTAGAATTTAATTTATGGGTATGGATTAGAAACATGTGTAAATATGGTGATTTTTACTTACACCTAGAAATAGCGGAAGAATATGGTGTATACAATGTAACACCATTATCCGTTTATGATATGGTTCGTGAAGAAGGTCAAGATCCTTCAAATCCATCAAAAGTAACATTTAAAATTGATCCATCTGTTATAGCAGCTGGTGGTATTAGAGCACGGGCTACTGATAGGGAAGGTAGAATATCATTTGATAATTATGAAATTGCTCACTTTCGTTTATTAGCAGATGCTAACTACTTACCCTATGGGCGTAGCTATATAGAACCAGCTCGTAAAACATATAAGCAATATACTCTTATGAAAGACGCGATGTTATTACATCGTGTTACTCGCGCCCCAGAAAAACGTGTATTTAAAGTTAATGTAGGTAATATCCCACCAAATGAGGTAGATGCATACATGCAAAAACTAATGCAAAAAACTAAAAAAACTCCTTATGTAGATCAACAAACAGGTGAGTATAATCTTAGATATAATATGATGAATATGTTAGAAGATTATTATATACCTATAAGAGGTAATGATACATCTACATCTATTGATACTATTAAGGGTCTTGAATATAATGCTATAGAAGACGTAGCATTCTTACGTGATGAAATGTTAGCAGCTCTTAAAGTACCTAAAGCTTTCTTTGGATTTGAAAAAGATTTAACTGGTAAAGCTACATTAGCTGCTGAAGATATTCGTTTTGCTCGCACAGTAGAACGTATTCAACGTATTGTTACGTCTGAATTATATAAAATAGCTTTAGTTCATTTATATACACAAGGATATGAAGATGAATCGTTAACTAATTTTGAACTTAGTCTAACAACTCCATCTATTATATACGAACAGGAAAAAATTGCACTTTGGAAAGAAAAAATAGCATTAGCTAAAGACATCCAGGATAGTAAATTACTCCCATCTGACTGGATTTATGATCAAATATTTGAATTCTCAGAAGATCAATTAGATGAATTCCGTGATTTAGTACGTGAAGATATGAAACGTAATTTCCGTTTAGGTCAAATTGAAAACGAAGGTAACGATCCCGCTAAAACAGGTAAATCATATGGTACACCACATGACTTAGCTACATTATATGGTACAGGTAGAAATGGTGTAGGCAAACGAGATATACCACCAGGATATGATGAGATGCGTGCTGTTGGTCGTCCTAAGGAAAAAGCATCTATAATAGGTACACAAACCGACCCATTAGGTAAAGATAGATTAGGAAGTAAAGAAAATGGACAAATATATACAGCAAACGCTCCTGAAGAAGCCGGTACTCCTAAAGGCGGTTCTCCATTAGCTTTAGCTGAATATAGGAAAAATATAAATTTATTTAAAGATATTCCTATTAATAAAAAAGTAAAAGAAAGTCCATCATTATTAAGTGAAGAAAACATTAAGGATATAAAATAACCATATATTTATACACAGTATATAATACTTAACATGAAAATACGCCATAATAAATTTCGCAATACTGGTATATTGTTTGAGCTACTTGTTAGGCAAGTAACATCAGACACAGTATCTGGTAGAAATTCTCCTGCTATTAATTTAATTAGAAAATATTTTTCTAAGAATGAATTAGCTAAAGAACATAAATTGTATCAAGCATTAGTTAGCAGTAAAGTCGTTAATGAAAGTAAAGCAGAATCACTTATAAACGCTACTTTAGAATTATCAACACGTTTAAATAGAACTAATTTACGTAAGGAAAAATATAATTTAATCAAAGAAATTAAAGAATACTACGATATTGAAGAATTTTTTAAAGCTAAAATAAATAATTATACTCCTTTAGCTGCTGCTTATAATATCATTGAAGCTAAAAATACTAAAGACTTTATAGATCCTAATCAAGTAATTGAAAATAAAAATACTTTACTTGAACATATTATTCGTAAAGAATCTACTAAACATCAGCCTAAAAATAAAGTATTAGAAGAATATGCTTCTATGGATAGTAGTACTAAGTTGTTAGTATATAAGATATTGTTAGAGAAATTTAATGAAAAATATATTGATTTATCTCCTAAACAGAAATCTGTATTAAAAGAATATATTAGTAATATTTCAAATACAACTAGATTACGTGATTATGTTAATGATAGTTATAAAACATTACGTAATGAGTTAACTAAACTTACACAAACAGTTACAGATAAAACAATTCAAATTAAATTAAACGAAGTTATTACATTTTTAAAACCACTTGATAAAAAAGTAAATGTAAAAGATGATCATATTATGGCGCTTTTACAATATCATCAATTAGTAAATGAACTTAAATCTACAAAATAGTGGAAAAATTAAAAAATCATATTAAAAAGATAGTAAAAGAAATGATGAACGAACTAAGCGATAATTCCGCTGGTGTTCAAGATTTTTTAACGTATATTCAAAATGATAGCAACGCATTAAAACATATAATGTCTGCTTTCCCTCGGTTTAAAAATATAGAAGACATTAAAGAATATATTAAGGAAATTGGCTATGATGATTGGCAAGAATTAGAAGCTGAGTTAGAAGATTACAAATCATTAAATGAAGAAGGTTCAACTACAGCAGGCGTTGGTGGATATTTAACACCTAAAGCATTTGCTAAAAAAGGTCAAAAAATGAATGCGGCTACAGCTACTGCTAAAAAGCAAGGAATGAAAACCACGTCTGGTATGCCCAAAAATTCTAAAATGCTTGATTATAAAGAATTATGGCCTGGTAAAAAATCCGCTATGAACGAAGAAGAAAATAAAGAAAATACATTAACATACCGAGGAAACGAATACAAAGTAGGAGATGTAATTAGATATAGTGGAGCCGGATATAAAATTATAGACATCAACAAAGCCCAAGTAACTGATAATTCAGAACCTAGATTAATATCTGTAAAACTTAAAAGTATTAATACAGGACGTGAAATAATGAGAAATGCTTCTCAATTAGGTTCAGTACAAGAAGCCGCAGCTATTAAAGGTAAGGGTAGAAGATTTATACCTAAAGAATTTGAATTTCCATCATTTTTATTGGAACCAATTTCATTAAGAAATGAAGAACCTAAAAAATATTTTAAAATAGTATCTAAAGGAGACGAATATATTTTATTAGTTGATCCTTTAGTAGTAACATCTTTTAATGAAATAGAAAGAGGTAGAACATCTTTTGAAAAAGAACAAAAATTAGCCGCTTTAACTCGTTATATAAAAGAAAGAATACCACAACAAGTACGTGGGTTAATGAAAAAATATTCAAAAGGAGTTAGATCATCTACTACTGGTGGTTTTGTTCCTTTACCTTTAGTTTTAACAAAAATTGGAGATTCATACTTTATTCAAAATCCATCTGTTGGTAGTGATAATATTAAATCTGATATAGGAACACCTTTATATGAAGCTATAAATAAAGCATTAGTTAATGAGGTATCTTATAATAAATTTAAAAAAGATGTATCATATCGTTCTAAAACAGAAATGCTACATAGAGGTATTAAAGAAGTTAAGAAAAAATTACAAGAAATAAATCGTATTGTAGAATATACATCTCGCATGAAACAAGAATTAAGTGAAGGAGAAGGTGTACAATATTGGACTCGCACAGAAGCTCAATTACAGCAAGTAGCTGAAATGGTAAATAATTTAAACGAAAAAATAAATAAATTAAAATGATAAATGTACCCGTAAATTCAGGAGGAGTATTATTAACAGCAGGAAGTTCAACAACTGGTTCTTTTGGAGGAATGTTAGTATTAGCCGGTGGAGTATCTGCTTCTATAGCCAATTTAAAATATATTGGAGGTTATTCAGTAACTAATCCTGGTAATCCTATTACTGTATCTTATGCTCCTACAGAAACTTTAATTTCTGGATTTGGAATGGCTAATGGCTCTAAATTAGAATTAGTAATTACTTCTTGTAGTTTAGCAACTGGTAGTTCTGCTGTATTTTTATATTCTTAAAATATTTAAAAATGGCTAAAAATTCATCTGTTTATAGTAATAAAATTACATTTGGTAAACGTAAATTAGGCAATGCTAAAAAAGCATATAATAAACATAATCCACGCCCTAAAAAATATCGGGGTCAAGGTAGAAAATAATAATTAAAAAAATCAATATATAATAAATAAAAATATAATATTTATACACATGGAATCAGTAAAACAACAATACCTTAGTTTAAAAGAAGGTAAAATGAATCAAGCACAGTTTATGCGTAATGTGCGTATGTCTTTACCTCAATATATTACTAATTTATCTTCATTTGAAGATACAGTTAAAATTCTTAGAAATAAGGGTATATTAACTGAAGCCGATATGAAGGATAAAGATAAAATATCTTCTAATAAAACTATTAAACATTATTCCCAAAATGGAGATTCATCATATAATGTTGAATATACTGATGGGACTACTGAAACTATATATGTTTCCAATCCAAAATGGGATAAAATAGCAATGCTTAAAGAAGGTATAGGAATGTTTCTTGATCCTATAGGGTATAAAAAATCTGAAGTGAGTGATATAGATAAAATGTTTACTAAAAAATTTACAGGAACATCTGATAAACCTGGACATAGTGGTTATATGTACGATATTTATAAAAATGGAAAAATAGTAAAAACAGGTATTGAAGGTGAAGGTAACGCTAATGCTTGGATAAATGCGGAAAAAAGAAAACTAAGTATCAATGAAGAATACGGTATGTCTCTTGAAGATGCTAAAGCAGAAGCACAAAGAGAATCTGAAGAAGAGGGCGTATCAATACATATTAATAGTGTAGGAAAAGGTAAATATCAAGTATCATATTGGTTTGATAGTGATTCTACAGTAGCTAGCTACGAAGACGGTATTTTAACAAACGAATACGATGAATATGACGATGAAGATTATAGCGATTATTTTTTTGATGTAAATGATGAAGAATTAAATGAAATTAATCGCTTTTCCCCTAAAAAGGCATTTCAAAAAGATTTACAAACAGATCCGGATTATAAAGAAATGATACGTAAAAATACTACATCTATACCAGCATCCGGTATTTCTAATGTTTCTAAAGAAGATAGATATGTTGATAGTTTTCAAGATCCTTCAGAAGAATATTATATAGAAGATGATGATGAAGAATTAAATGAAGTCGATATCTATGGTATAGCAGGTAATCCAGAACAAGAAGAAGCAGCTAAAATTGCTAGACTCCCCCACAGAAAAATACCTAGTAAACGTGTAAAACTACCGAATGAAAACGATGAAGATGATGAAATAGATGCTATTCTAAAGCAATTAGAAGATGAAGAAGATGCTAAACATGTAATGAGAGATAAGAGTGATTTTAATTTAAAAGAAAGTAAAACACCAACTGGTAAATCATTATATGATCATTTTAGTGAAATAGATAGAATGAATGGTCAAGAAGTACTTATTGGTATTGATTATGAAATGGAAAAGAATCCTACTTTAACTAAAGCGGGTGCTGCTAAAATAGTAATTAAAAATCTAAAGAAAATCCCTAACTACTATACAAATTATGACATGTCTGGAGTTGAAGGATATGAACCCGAATATTTAGGTGGTAAATCATCAAATGCTGAAGCTCGTCAAATGAAATTTGTAGGTAAAGATAATATGGTTGATAAAATAATGGGTATGAAACCTGTAAAAGGAGTAGAGAAGATTAAAGCATCTGCTAATAAAGCAAATAAAGAAACCAATAAAGCTGAAGATATGGAATTAATGTCTTTAGTAGCATCTACGCTTAGAGGAGTACCTAAAATGCAATCACAAGGTGAAAAAATAAAAATCATTCGTATTAAAGAAGCATTAACTAGATTAGTTAAAAAAGTAATACAAGAAAATAATGCTAATTTAAAAGCTATAGCTAGTGAAGTATATAATGATATTAAAGATCGCTCTACTGATTCTAATGAAAGAATGAATATCATAAATACTAAATATAAGAAAAAATATAATTTATCTGATGAAGATGCTCAAGAAGTACATATGTGGTTAGGTGATATCATCAGAAAGGAATATGAAGGTGGAGAAGAATATTATGATGATTATGATTACGAAGATAATAATTAATAAATAATGAGTAAACAACTTTTAATAGAGCATATACCTTTTAACGTATCTAAACTAACATTAACTGAAGGTAAAGATAACCAGGGAAGAATGCGTGTACGGGGTAAATTACAAGAAGCCGGTGTTAAAAACGGTAACGGACGCGTTTATCCACCTGAAATATTAAAAAAACAAGTAGAAAATTACGTGCAGGGTCCTATAAAAACTAAAACTTCTACTGGTGAATTAGATCATCCAGATTCATCTATCATTAGTTTATCAAATATATCACATTTAATTACTAAAATATGGTGGGAAGGTAATGATGTAATGGGTGAACTAACATTACTAGATACACCATCAGGTAAAATAGCACAAGAAATTATTCGATGTGGTATTCCATTAGGTATATCATCTCGCGGTATGGGATCAGTTAAACAAATTGGTGAAACCGTTGAAGTACAAGATGATTTTGAATTA